GCTATGGAAGACTTTGACCCGCGCGCCATACAAGGGTGCACCGACGAGATGAACGTTGCCTATGGGCCGTTCATCTGGGCGTGTAGCAAGCGCTTGTGCGCCGAGTGGAGTCTCGGAGAGCGCATTTGCTACACCAGCGGTTTAACCGCCGAAGACATTGGCTCGTGGCGAGCCTCCTTCGATGATTGCAACGACCTCACCATCATTGAGTTGGATGAGAGTCGTTACGATGCCCATCAGGGGCGCGGGATGAGTGACTGCTCCCGCGTCCTGAAGAAAGCTTGTGGAATCAGCAACTATGAGTTGCCAGCCGAAGTCGAAGAGAAGTCATACGAGAAACACGGAAGGTCCCGTCATTTTTCGTATCGAGTGCCAGGCACCATGACCAGCGGGAAGGCCGACACATCAGTGTCGAACTCGTTCGGGAATGGTGTCAAAGCCGACTTTCTCCTTCGGAGCTTTGGATTCAAGGAAAGTGATTACAGAATGTTAATTAATGGCGACGATAGTCTCATCGTCGTCCGCCGCTCGTTGAACAAGCAACGCACCGCCGATCTGCAGAAATACCTAGTCGAGGAGAACAAGAAATTGGGCTTCAAGACCAAGTGCAGGTGCGCAACCAGTGGCATGAAGTCGAATACTGCTCCGGGCTTTTCTGGCCCGTCTCTGACGGATATGTCCTCGGCCCCAAGATCGGCCGTCGACTCCCAAAACTTGGATTCGGATTGCGTCAACTCGATCCGTCTGAAGTCGCCTCGATGATCGTGGGTATGACCAACGACCTCGCCCACCTACCCGTGCTTTCAGTGTACCATACTGCATGTCTGAATTTGCTCAAAAATTCGAAAACTCAAACAAAGAAGAATAAGAGCTACATTGACAAGGAAGCACAGTACAAGTGGACATGTTCGAAGAAACACCAACGCTCACGCGAGACCGACGAATTCTTCCAAGCCAGATATGGTTTCAGTGTCGATTTATGTGAAGACTCAATGAGAGAAAGTCTCTCAACGCTCCAAACTCTCACC